TAGGTGGTCTGCGTAGCTACGAGAAGAAAAACGGCTTAACAAAATGACAAGGCTAACGCCACATTTTACATTAGAAGAATTTACTTTTAGCGAAACTGCTATACGACATGATATATATAATATGCCAAAAAGTAATGAATTAGATAATTTATTAATAACAGCTGAGGGAATGGAAAATGTTAGAAAATTGCTTAATAATAATGCTATTAACGTTTCTAGTGGTTATAGGTGCTTGGAGCTCAATACACTACTTAAAAGTAAACCAAATAGCAAACACGTTAAAGGGTTGGCTTGCGACTTTATATGCAAAGGTTTCGGAACTCCTGAAAAAATTGTACGCGCTATTGTTGATTCCGATATTAGTTATGACCAAGTTATTTTGGAATATGGCAGCTGGGTTCATATCGCTTTTTGCAAAAATAAAAAAGATAACAAAAAACAAGCGCTTATAATAGATAATAAAGGCGTCAGAATGTTTAAAGATAATCAATAACTTAGGTAATATTTTTAATAATTATATGCTAAATAAAAAAGGAGATATTATGCATAGCCCTAAGATACTTGTCTTAGATATAGAAACAGCTCCATGCTTAGGTTATTTTTGGAATATTTGGAATACTAACATAGGTATATCACAAATAGTAAATACTAGTAAAATGATATGTTTTTCTGCAAAGTGGTGTAATGATAAAAAAATATTCTTTTATTCTGAGCACAAAGATACAAGAAAAAAAATGATTAAGGAAGCTTGGAACTTAATCAATGAGGCTGATGCAGTAGTTGGGTACAATTCCAAAAAATTTGACATGAAAGTTCTTAACAAAGAGTTTTTATTAGAAGGACTAAGTAAGCCTGATATATATAAAAACATAGACTTATTACAAACGGTAAGAAGTAACTTTAAGTTTGTATCAAACAAATTGGACCACATATCTCAAGAGTTAGGAATAGGCAAAAAAACTTCTCACCAAGGATTTGACCTGTGGCAAGAGTGTATGAACGGAGATAACAAAGCTTGGAAGTTAATGGAGAAATATAATAAAAATGATGTTAAATTAACTGAAGAACTTTATGGCAAATTGAAAGGTTGGATAGTAACTCCATTTAATTTTAATGACCATAGCACTGGAGACGTATGTCCTAACTGTGGAAGTAAGCACTTAATAAAAAATGGAATATACCGGTCTAGAACAGCATCTTATCAAAAATACAAGTGCAACAATTGTTTCTCACATTCTAAGTCAACAAATATGATTAGAGATAAAAGAAGAAACTCGTCAGTTGTAAGAATATAGCAATTAATTAAAATACAAGGCTAGCAATTATGCTGGCCTTTTTTTTGCTTTAATTTAGCTAAACCTAAGCTATTGATTATAAACAACTTTATTGCGTGTACATATGCTAAAAAACACTGAGGGTCCCGCCACGGCACTTTTACCACATGTGGTGTATGTCTAATCATTAAAAATTAACCTGGTGCATAAAAAAATATTAAAAAATGTTAAAAAAATGTTGTACTTTTCCTACTAACGTGGTATAATGAACTTGTAAGTTAAATTAATTAGGAGAAATATAATGAAACACTATATGATGAGCGAAAGTGAAATAGCAGAAGTTAGACAACTTGTTATCGGACGAATCGATGATAAATTAGCAACTGAATGGAAAGGAGATTCAATGCTAACTGTACAAGCAAAAAGATGTATAAACCTAGTTACAGCACGTTGGTTTGACCATGAAATATTGGAAGATTTTGACCGTGATATAAGTAACAATGTAGAAGATTTTATTGGAACACTTATGGATATGACTCCAATGGATAATGATGAGTTTGATGTATTAGCTCAAAGAATTCATTGGGTACAAATTGGATAAATAATTGTTAATTTGCAGGTACATAGTGTATAATGTACCTGTAAGTTAAATTAATTTAAGGATAATATTATGAATATTTTTTATTTAAGTAATGACACAAAAAAATGCGCTAAAATGCATAATGACAAGCATGTAGTTAAAATGATTTTGGAATATGCTCAGTTACTATCAACATCACACCACATATTGGATGTCGACGTTAGTGCTGTATTTTACAAGCCTACACATAAAAACCACCCTTCAGCTTTGTGGACTCGTGACAATGCTAATAATTATTTATGGCTATATTCATTGTTCTGCGAATTGTGTGACGAATATACTTATAGGTATGGCAAAGTGCATAAAACAGACGAAAGGTTACGCATACCGCTATCTGTTTGCCCTAAAAATATATCACAAAATAAATTTTACCAACCTACACAAGCAATGCCTAACGAGTACAAGCATAAATGCTCTATAGTTGCTTATAGGTATTACTACAAAAATGCAAAACAGCACCTAGCTGTTTGGACAAAGCGTGATATTCCTGAGTTTTGGAATAATGATTTTACATACAAAAACTACAGAACTGATACTTACATGTGTAAAGAGCAAGCTAGGCAAGAAGCTTGCGAAGACTTTATGCCTGAAAAGTATGGTATAATAGAACCAAAGTTATATATAAATGAAAATATTAACGGTACTTTTTCAATGCAATCAATATAGGAGATATTATTATGTTAACAACACACAGTGAAGAAAAAGCAAAGCAACTAGAAAATGAACCAATGACTTTAGAGGAAGAAAAACAAGCTCAAGAAGAAGCACATAAACATTTTGTTTCAGTTGAGTTTAGTCATATGTTAGTTGAAGATGGTGTAGCTAGCACTTTTGGTAAACTAAGTAAAGAAGCTCAGCGAGAGATACGAGCAATGATAACATTACAAGGAGAAAAATAATGGAAAAAAAATGTTGTAAAAAATGCAAAGCATCATATGAAAATAAATCTATTTCAATGGTATTTAAAACGACCAGGCATTCAATCTGTGCATTTTGCAGAAAACTAAAAGGAGCATAATAATGAGTTTACTAAATAAGTACATGGTAACAATAAGAGAAACAAGAGAAGATGATATAGAGATATTGGCTGTATCTAAAACTCATGTAAAAGAAATTGTGCTTGCTTTAAAAGAACAATCAGACTCTATGAATAATAAAGGCATAGATAGCGCCGGCGAATCATATAGCGCTATTAATGAAAGAGTTGATTTCGAAATAGTTAAAATAAACCAATTTAATTAAAGGTAAAAAATGAATATGATAATTTTGATGTATAATAATGAAATACAAAAAAACTTAAGGTTTAAATATGAAAAATAAAAAAGTAAGACCTTTAACTAAAATGGTAAATACATGTATTAGATACGCTAACTCCATACATATAAATAAAACACCGCCAAATGTTTTGCTAAATTATATCGTGGATAAAGTAGAAAGAATAAATAAAATCAATGATGACTCCTATCCACTAGGCTACAAAGAAGAATGTATCAGTAAATGTTGGGAGTGCTACAATGAGGTACTTTCTAGAATTAATGAAAGTGAAGATGAGTCATGGAGCAATGCCACATCAGATGGTAAAGGACATTGGAAGCCTAAAGTTGCAATTAATTTTTATGGAGACAAGTTTGAAGAAAGCGTTAATTATTTATCTCGCAACAATGATTGTGATGATTAATCAATAACTTATATGATATTTTTAATAGCTATTGTATAAACAATAAAAAGATATACAGTAATAGGAGAAAAAATGAAACCTTACAGAATGAGTAAAAAATTCCAAAAAGTTTGGGATTGTTTACCTAACTATAATAATAAAGGCTCATCTATATGGGCATATAGAACATGGAAAAATTTAAAACTAAACGATCAGCATTATAATGAATCACAAATAATATCGTGGGTAAAAAATTATTTTAATGATTTAGATAATCACCAATATGCTTACTCTCCAGGTAAGTTGTTAGAGTTAGGAATATCTAAAGAATTTAAAGTTAAAAGCCAAGCAGAAAGATTTAAAGAAATTTATACTAAAGGAGTAAAATAATATGTCTAGATACGAAGATGTTCAAGATTTTTTAATGAAATTTAGAATAAAGCAAAACAAAAATCCAGACTTTGCTGACCCTGTTATGTTAGAAAAAAGATATAACCATATGCAAGAAGAGCTATTAGAATTTATGTACTCTAAAAACTGCGACGATTTGCATGGTATGATTGATGCTCTTATAGATATAATATATGTAGCTTATGGTACTGCAGCTATACTTGGTTTAAACTCTAATCAATTTCAGGAATGTTTTGAAGAGGTTCATAGGGCTAATATGTCTAAAATTAAAGATACAACAGATAAGTCACATAAGGCTGGAGTTATAAAACCTAAAGGTTGGATTGCTCCTGATTTTTCTGAGATATTAAATCCAAACAAATTTTAAGGAGGAGTATGATGCATATTGAATCTGTTGAGGTATTAAATGAGTGTATCGATTTGCAAATAAGCAAGTCAAAAGATTATCAATCACCTAAATCTAATATAAAGCAAAGCATGCATTATAGAAGAGGTGTAGATACAATACACGACATGATACATCAGAAATTAATTAGAGCTCAGTCTCTCTTAGAAAGTGGCGATGTACCTAATAATGAATCATTAGAAGATACATATATGGACATGATAAACTACTGTAGTTTTGCAGTATCTTATTTAAGGGGAAGAATGAATGGTCAAGACGGGAGCAAATAGTGTAACAGAAATGCTAAAGTTAAAGTATCAAAATAAGCAATTTGAAATAGACAAAACAGGTTGCAAGCTAGTAGAAATTGTTAATTGTAACTTTGAGGCAGATAAGAGTTTTTTATTAAGGCCTAAAAATGAAGATTATATACGTAGAGAGATTGATTGGTATATGTCTCAATCGTTAAATATAAATGATATAGAAAAACCAGTGCCTAAAGTTTGGAAATCTGTAGCAACTCCTAACGGATTTGTTAATAGCAATTATGGAAATATTGTATTTTCTCAAAAAAATTATGACCAATATGAAAATGCTTTAAATGCTATGATATACGACAAAGGTACTAGAAGAGCTATTATGGTATATACTAGACCATCTATGCATTATGATTATAATTATGCTGGAATGAACGATTTCACTTGTACTAATACTGTTCAATATATATGCAGAGATAATTATGTGCACGCCATAGTAAGTATGAGGTCTAATGACGCCGTATTTGGTTATCCAAACGATAGAGCTTGGCAAGACTATGTTCTGGATAAATTTGTAGGCGATTTAAAAAGTATAGCATTGCATTCTAATGATGAAGTTAAAAAAGGCTCTATATTTTGGAATGCCGCAAGTTTACACGTATATGAGCATCACTTTAATTTATTGGAGAATTGATATGAACATAATAATACCTACTTTAGGTAGGATAAAAACTCAAATTACTTTTAATAATTTACCAGCACGTTGGAAAGAAAAGGTACAATTTATCGTGCAAGAGCATGAGTATGAAGATTTTTGTGATGCACACGGGTCCCGCCATGTACATAAGTTACCTAATACAATAGATAATATAGCTGCAACTCGCGAGTGGATATATAATAATTTTAAACATGATAGATACTTTGTTTTTGACGATGACTTAGAGTTTACTGTAAAGGAGCCTAATAAAGAAGGTTCTCCTAAGTGGAAGTCTAGAGTTTTTAATCACAAGGACTTTGACGATATGTTTAATACAGTCAATAGTTGGATGGATAATAAAATAACACACGGAGGATTAGGAACAACATGGGTTATACCTTCAATTGACTTATGGCCTCATGCAGATAATACCAAAATAATGACTAATGTTTTTTATGATGGTCCAAATATGCCAAATAACATAGAGTGGCAAAGAGTACAATATGCAGAAGACTTTGACGTTAACTTACAGTTACTTACTCAAGGATATGCTAACAGAGTATCTACTAAATATATGGTTTCTCCAAGTGACACTAATAGTGAAGGCGGCTGCTCCATTAATAGAACCTTAGATGCTCACAACAAAAGTCAAAAAAAATTAAAAGAACTTTGGCCTGAATATGTTCGTTTAAAAGAAAAGGTTACTAAAACAGGACCTTGGAAAGGAAAAGTAAAATTAGGAACAGTTATACAGCATAAGAAAGCATTTAAAAATGGAGAATATATAAAAAAATACCATGAATTCAAAAAGGAATGGGAAGTTAAGTTACCTCATTTAATTCAATAACTTAGGGTATATTTTTATTAAATTTGTAGACGTTAAAACTAAAGGAGATATATATTATGGCACAAAGCATGAAAAAAATTGACATTAAAGGTAAAGACTATGTCATGGTAAATGAAAGAATAAAGTTTTTTAGAGAAAAGTATGCTAACGGCTCTATTATAACTGAAATAGTTAACATGCAAGACGGTGTTTGTGTTTTTAAAGCTAGCATTATAGTTGACGACAAAGTAATAGCAGTAGGACATGCTTATGAAAAAGATGGCTCTAGTTTTATAAATAAAACAAGTTATATAGAAAACTGCGAAACTAGTGCTGTAGGTAGAGCATTGGGTATATTAGGCATAGGTATAGATACATCAGTAGCTTCTTTTGAAGAGGTAGAAAATGCTAAAACACAACAAGCAAACGACAAGTTTGAGTTATAGGAGATAAAAATGGAGAAACAAAGAACTGATGAATGGATGGCAAAAAGACTTGGAAAAATAAATGCAAGTGCTATTCATAATTTAATGAAAAAAACCAAGTATGGTGAAAGTAAGTATAAAGAAAACATGAGGATAGAGTTAGCAATAGAAAGGTTAACAGGTAAGCAAGCTAATCCTATACCTATGAATGAACATATGAGAAGAGGAGTAGAGCGTGAGCCTTACGCTAGAGATGCTTTTGCTAAGCTAACTAATTACAATGTTAGTGAAGTTGGTTCTATACAGCACCCTAATATAATAAATAGTGGAGCTTCTCCTGATGGTATAGTAGAAATAGATGGTAAAGATTTTTGTTTGGAAATAAAATGCCCAGCTATGCCTACTCACGCTAGAAATATTTTAGCTGAAAAAGTTCCATCACAATATAAACATCAAATACAGTGGCAAATTGCTTGCACTGGTACAACAGGTGCTTATTGGGTTTCATACAATCCTGATTTTACACCTGATACTGAAATTAAATATTTATTCGTAGAAAAAGATGATAAACTAATAAAGGAGATGGAGAATGAGGTAATTAAATTTGATAAAGAAGTAGATGTACTTGTTAATTTATTAAAAGAAGGGGTAAAAAATGGCTGAAGAATATGATGATAGTAATAGATTTGTTTTGTTTAAACAAGATAAAGGTGGCAATGAAAAAAGACCTGACTATACCGGAAGTATTAATGTAGAAGGCAAGGAGTGGAGGTTAGCTGCGTGGATTTCTGAGTCTAGAAACGGTTTAAAATATTTAAGAGGTAATGTTGATGAGACTATTGAGAGCAAATTAGCTAATGCACCTGATGAGCCCTCAGGACTTGGCGAGGCTCAAAAAATTAAAGAAAACGAAGAAGTTCCTTTTTAATCAATAACTTGTTTTGTTTTTTTATATATAATAGGAGGTAAATATGAACGTAGTTTATTATGCAACAGCATTTTTATTATTACTTGCTTTTTACTTTTCACTGGCATATTAGTAACGTTTAAGGAGAATATATTGTACCTACAAGAAGTTTTAAATAGATTTGATAATGTAAAAGAAACTGGTAGTGGTCAATACAGTTGCAGATGTCCTGCTCACAACGATAAAAGTAATTCTCTTGGAATAAAACAAGATGGTGATAAAATTCTTATGAATTGCTTTGCGGGTTGTAGTGTTAAATCTATATTAGACTCAGTAGGATTACAGTGGAAAGATATACTGTCTCCTAATGATGAGATGAACAAACTAATTAAGAAGTCTTTTAATCCTTATGCTGTGTTAAAAATGTTAAGAGATGAAGTTTTACATGTAGGGTTATCATCTTCTAGTATTATAAAAGGAAATAAATTATCAGAAGAAGACCATAGTAGGTTACTTAAAGCTATATCCAACATTAGGAGCGCTTATGAAAAATGCAAATAATGTATTAGTAACTGAAAAAGATGTTGCAGCTCATAAGTCGCAGAGAAAAAGTGGTGAGTATCTAAAGATTAAAACACCATCACAATATCAAGACGATATATTATCATTTTTCTCTGATGACGTTAAAGGTGGAATTGCACTGCCTTTTGAAAAAACATTAAATGACTTTAGAATACGAACAGGCGAATTAACCATAGTATCTGGTTATAGTGGCCATGGTAAAACAGCGTGGCTTTCTTACTGCCTATTGTATTTATTAAAGCAAACAAAAGTATTAATAGCTTCTTTCGAAATGCTTCCAAAAGCTACTCTAGGTAGATTATGCATGCAGTCTGGTAACAGTGACCCAACTGCTTCTTATATAGAAAGCTTTGTTAGTCAAATAGAACATAAATTATATTTGTATGATGCAGAAGGAGAAACTTCTGCGTCAAAGGTTTTGGATGTAATATATTATGCAGCTGAAAAATTAAATGTAAAATTATTTGTTGTAGATTCATTAATGAAGTGTGGTATTAATGAAGATGACTTAAATGGCCAAAAAAACTTTGCGAATAAATTAGCTGTGGCGGCAAGAGATTTAGATATACACATATTTTTAGTTGCACATAGTAGAAAAACTGCAGACGAAGATACAACGCCTGCAAAATTTGATGTAGCAGGAAGTGCAAACATTACTAATTTAGCAGATAATTCTATATCGGTGCATAGAAACAAAAGAAAAGAAAAAGCTTTGATGTTTGGAGAAGACCCAGAAGAGTGGAAAAAATTACCAGATTGTACTGTATACCTAAATAAGCAAAGACATGGTAACGGCATAGAGACTCAATGGGGATTTTGGTTTGACAGCAAAACGTTTAGGTATAAAGAAAGACCATGACAATAAATGATTTTGTAAAAGAAATAAAAGATATATTTGGAGGTGACATACAATTTAAGGCTACATCCAATAAAGGTGTAGTATATAAAACAGAGGGTTACGATGAAAGAAATACTACGGATAACGAAAGGAAAAAACGCTCAAACAATATCTGCTCTTGGTAAATTAGATACGTCTAAGGATTGGAAAATTACCATTGAAGAGTGGAGTTGTAGTAGAACTATTAGTCAAAATAAAATGTATTGGGATTTGTTAACTGAAATAGGAAAGTATCTTGGGTATAGTTCAGAAGAAATGCATTCGTTAATGGCTTATAAGTATTTATCTTATAAAAGTAATGTTATGGATAAGGAAATAACTGTAATACCTTCTACAACAAAATTAAACGTAAAAGAATTTTCTAATTATATATCGCAAGTAAAGTCGTTTGCTTCTGAGTTAGGTTTTAAAAATAATACCAACACTCATAGCGGTACTTTTCAAAATTTTCAAGATGCCTAAGAAAAAAGGAAAAACAAAATCTGAAAAAGATTGGTTAAATAAAGTAAGTAATTTTGGCTGTATAATATGCAAAAAGTTTTATGATGTCGAAGACCCTTTGCCTGCAAGCTGTCACCACATAAGAAGTGGTATGGGAATGGGTCAAAAAAATAGCCACGATATGGTTCTTCCATTGTGTTGGGAGCACCATCAAGGTCAAGATGGTTTTCATAGCGCGCCAAAAACTTGGCAAAAAAAGTATGGTACAGAGCATGAATTACTAGAATATTTATTAAAAAAAATTTAATTTAATTGTATTATTTCTAAAAAATAGTGTATAATGATATTATCAGCTGCAAAGTTGATTGTTCATTAACATCATAGGAGAAACACAATGAGTCATTATATACTTAATGATGGAGGTAGAAGTGCCGCTGGCTATCAAGGCGTTGCAGGAGACTGCGTTACAAGGTCTATCGCGATAGCAGCACAACTTCCTTATAAAACTGTGTATGATAGATTAGCACTAGGTAATCAAAAAGACTGCGGTATTAAGTCTGCAAGAAACGGTATCTTTACCAAAAAGAAATGGTTTAAAGACTACATGGTTTCTATAGGTTTTAAATGGATTCCTACTATGTCTATTGGAAGCGGATGTAAGGTACATTTAAATGCAAATGAACTACCTAAAGGAAATGTTATCGCAAGAGTTTCTAAGCACTATGTTGCTGTTATTGATGGAGTAATTAATGATACTTATGATTGCTCAAGAGATGGTGGTAGATGTGTTTATGGCTATTGGATAAAATAGTAAAAGTCGAAACGCTCGTGAGAGCGTCTAACATTTATTATGTTACTGACGAGACTAAAGGAGAATGAATTATGTTTATATATAAAGGTATTGAAATAATTAACCCAAATCTTTCATCGTGTGGAAGATTCGTGTATTCAAAGGAGCAGTCAATGAAAGTTTATAATTTAAGTGAAAGTGAATATGAACTTCATAAAAAGGAATGTCATGATTGCTAACTTAAATAGTGAAAAAAGAATTTGTGTAGGATGTGGAAACAAAGGAATGGTATTTGATAGGCGCTGGTATTGTGGTGTAGATTTCGAAACATCTCATGGTGCTTGTAAAAAGAAAAAAAGGATAAACGAAATTCCTAAATTATAGGAGGTTTTATGGGCGTTGGCGAAGGTTTATTTATTTTAACAGTTAGCTTAAGTGGTAACTATAAAGACCTAGAGTATGTAGGTACTTTTGATAATTGTGAAATTGCCATGAGTTACTTCAAGAAAAACTGCTCAAATCATAAAGCAGCAAGTTGCACTTTAAAGGAAAATACATTGTTGCCAAAAGACCACGTTGACGCTAGTCCATTTGATTTTGATACTATTAGTGAACAGCATTCTTGTGGTTTTGTTGGAGTAGATTTTAATTTTTTAAAGGAAAAAAAATAAATGGGTAAAGGTAGCGGAAGAAGGCCAAGGGGAATAACTGACGAAGATTTAGAGGAAGCGTGGAATAGGATATTTAACTCAAAGCCTAATGATAAACAATTTGGAGAATTAAATGGCAATAAGCCCAACTCAAAGAACATTAAAAAGGTTAAGAGATAGTGGTGATTATCCTTTAATACAAATAGTAGAGAGATGGAACTCTTTTGCTAGGGTAAGGCAAGACTTATTTGGTATAATAGATGTATTAGCTATAGATATTAAAGGAAACACAGTAGGTATACAAGTTACAACTAAAGCAAACACAGGAGCCAGAATAAAAAAAATAGAAGACAGTAAAGCTATACCACACTTGAGAGAAGCTAACTGGACTATATTGGTTGAAGGATGGCATAAGAAAAAAAATAGATGGGAGTCTGTTATTACAGACGTATCTTAAATGGAGATTAAATGGATTTATATCAAAATATCATAGCAAATAGTAGGTATGCTAGGTACATACCTAAACTAAAAAGAAGAGAAACGTGGGATGAAACTGTTGATAGACTAATTGACTACATCAAAGAACGTGCACCAGAGCTACACGGCGTGGCTCCAAAATTAAGCAAATCTATAAAAAACTTAGATGTCATGCCTTCAATGAGACTTATGATGTCTGCTGGAGAGGCTTGCGCTAGAGATAATATAGCGGCTTACAACTGCAGTTATTTAGCTGTTAACAATAAAAGAGCTTTTTCAGAATGTTTGTATATACTAATGAATGGTACTGGAGTAGGATTTAGTTGTGAAAGACAAGAGATTAATAAATTACCAGAAATATCTAAAGAAATTATTGATAGCGGCGATGTTATTGTTGTTGGTGACAGCAAGCTTGGTTGGGCGAAAGCGTTTAAAAAGTTGTTATCTAGTTTGTGGGAAGGAGATGTACCAAACATCGATTATTCTCAAGTTAGGCCTGCAGGCGCAAGGCTTAAAACATTTGGTGGAAGAGCGTCTGGTCCAGAGCCATTAAAAAGATTATTTGATTTTACTGTAGAAACATTTATTGGCGCGAGAGGTAGAAAACTTAATTCATTAGAAGTGCATGATATTATGTGCATGATTGGTGAAATAGTTGTTGTAGGAGGAGTTAGGCGCTCTGCTCTTATATCACTATCAAACTTAACTGACAAAAGAATGAGAGAGGCTAAGATGGGTGCCTGGTATAACGATTTCTCCTGGAGAGGCCTAGCTAATAACTCAGTTGCTTATACAGAAAAACCAGATGTAGAAACTTTCATGGAAGAGTGGTTAGCATTAATAAAATCTAAATCAGGTGAGCGTGGTATTTTTAATAGAACTGCAGCACAAGTACAAGCAGCTAAATGGAAACGTAGACCAAAGGATTTAAACTACGGGACGAACCCTTGCTCAGAAATAATTTTACGTGATAAACAATTTTGTAATTTAACAGAGGTAGTTGTAAGAGCAGGTGATACAGAAAAAACATTAAAAGAGAAAGTAGAGTTAGCTACGATATTAGGAACGTTCCAGTCTACTTTAACTGACTTTAAATTTATATCAGCAGAGTGGAAACATAATACAGAAGAGGAAAGACTGCTTGGTGTTTCATTAACAGGAATTATGGACGCTAAAATTACAAGTAATCCTGACCCTAAAATGTTAGAAAGATTAAGAGATGCAAGTCGTAAGTGTAACGAGAAGTATGCAAAGATATTTAATATACCAGAGTCAGTAAGTATTACATGTGTAAAACCAAGTGGTACAGTAAGTCAATTAGTAGACTCAGCATCTGGAATACATGCTAGACATTCTTACCATTACATTAGAAGAATCCGTATGGATAAGAAAGACCCTATATATGATTTCTTAAAGACTAATGGTGTTCAAGTAGAAGACGAGCAGTTCAGACCAGATAGCACTGCTGTATTTAGTTTTCCAATGAAGGCACCTAAAGATGCGGTAACAAGACATGATATGACAGCTATCGAGCAGCTAGAACATTGGCTAATATATCAGCGTCATTGGTGTGAGCATAAGCCATCCGTAACTATATCTGTAAGAGACGAAGAATGGGTAGAGGTCGGAGCATGGGTTTGGAAATACTTTGATGAGATTAGTGGCATTAGTTTCTTACCTCATTCTGACCACTCTTATGTGCAGGCACCATATGAAGATTGTGACAAAGCAACCTATGATGATTTAAAAAAGGTAACTCCTGCTAATATAGATTTTACTAATTTTATAGAGGAAGATGATAACACAATAAGCGCTCAAACGTTAGCTTGCTCAGGAGGCTCGTGTGAAATTTAACTTATTAATCAATAACTTACGTAATATTTTTATTATACTATGTAGATAGTTAAAATAAAAAAACTTGATACAAGTATTTAGGAGAATTTTTTGAAGATAGAAAAAGATGTAAAGCATTATACTATAGGCTCGGTAGAAACTATAGAGTTTATTAAGGCTAAATTAAGTAAACAAGAGTACATTGGCTATCTCAGAGGAAATGTATTAAAATATTTGAGTAGAGCTAATTATAAAGATTCAGCTGACGAAGATTATAACAAAGCAAGAGTTTATCTTAATTGGTTGATAGAGGAGCAATCAAGTAAGGCTTAGGAGACTTCCCTTATGATATTTGTATTTTTTAATATTTAAAAAGGAAATAAGCTATGTGGACAAAACCAATTGCAACAGAAATGAGATTTGGCTTTGAAGTTACAATGTATGTGATGAATAAGTAATTAATAGCTGGGGAGTCACGTAATTCTCCTGCGTGTTTGATTGTGCAAATCAATCCTCCCCACATTATAATAGGTTAACATATGGCAGCACCAAAAGGAAATAAGAATTCAACAGTAGAAAAAAGAATATGGTCTAAAATTGTTAGAAAATTAGCAGTGCAGGAAGACTATTCTAAACTACATCGTGTTGCTAATGCATTATATGAGAAAGCAGCAGAAGGTGATGTATCTGCAATTAAAGAGCTAGGAGATAGATTAGATGGTAAATCCATGCAAGAAAACATGGTTACAGGAGACGGTGATAATCCTTTAACAGTTAAGGTTATTACTGGCATAGATGACGGAGATAGTTGAAACAGGTTATATACCTAGAATACCTCAAAAAGCAATACACAAATCAGTAAGGGATAACAGGTTCACAGTTGCTGTATGCCATAGGCGCATGGGTAAAACAGTAGCTGCAATAAATCAATTAATACATAGCGCTTTAAAATGCGAAAAAGATAACCCCAGATTTGCATACGTAGCACCAACTTATAGCCAAGCAAAGAGAATAGCTTGGGACTATTTAACTGATTATACCAGACATTTAGGAGGAGTTGCCAGTGTTTCTGAGCTTCGTGTGGATTTCATGGGTAGGCGTATTAATCTCTATGGTGCTGACAATCCTGACACACTACGAGGTATATACTTGGATGGAGTTGTCATCGACGAAATTGGGGATGTATCTCCTAGTTTGTTTACAGAAGTTATTCGACCCGCTTTGGCTGATCGCCTTGGTTTTGCTGTTTTCATTGGAACTCCTAAGGGCGCAAATCACTTTAAAGACTTAAGAGATAGAGCGGATAAAGGAGAAGGTTGGAATTTACTTGAATTTAAAGCAAGTGACACAAGTATAATAAATGAAAAAGAGTTAATTGACGCGAAAGACTCTATGGGAGAAAATAAATACAACCAAGAGTTTGAAATTAGTTTTGATGCACCTATTGTAGGTAGTTATTATGGAGAATTAATAAATGAATTATCATCTAAAAACCAAATAGTAGATATTAATGAAGATTCTCTTTGTAGAAGTATAACTTCATGGGACTTAGGAGTTGGAGATTCTACATCTATATGGGTTGCACAGCTTCATGGTTTAGAAATAAGACTAATAGATTATTATGAAAACCATGGTCAAGGTTTAGACCATTATGTAAGTTGGATAAACGACAATGGATATAAAAATTTTGAGCACATACTTCCACATGATGTCGTAGTTAGAGAGCTTGGAACAGGAAAATCTAGGAAAGAAGTATTAGAAGAATCTGGATTAGATATAACTGTAGCAGCTAAATTACCTGTAGAAGATGGAATACAACAAGTTAGAAGGATGCTACCTAATTGTTGGTTTAATAAAGAAAGCACTAAGTATGGGTTAGAGTGCTTAAGAAATTATAGAAGACAATTTAATGATAAGTTAAATGTTTATATGGATAAACCATTACATGATTGGTCAAGTCACTGCGCTGACGCTTTTAGATACTTAGCTGTAGGTATTTCAGATAATAAATATTCTACTAGTTGGGATAAGCCATTAGAACAGGATAGGAATTGGATAGTATAGAATATGAAGTTAAGTTGCCTCCTATTAATTTGTATAATGTTGCAAGGTTGCACGGTACTAATTAGTAACGAATATTACCAATACATAGACAGAGCTAGATATATATATGATGGTAAAGCTTTACTAAATGATGAGCCAACAACAACAGAAATAGCAATCGATATTATAAAGGAGAAAACATGATAGATATACATAAGAAAGACCATGTTTGGCTAGTAAAATGGATTAGCTCTATATTAATGGTTGTTACTATGGCTTTAACAAGTGCTAACATGTACCCTATGAATATATATATAGGACTAATAGCAAGCTTTGGATGGACATACGTTTCTTTAAAGTGGAATGATAGAGCATTAATTATATTAAATACTGTAGCTATAATAGTATACCTGACAGGTGTTTTACATAGTAGTCAATATAACATATACATATAATCAACCAGGCTTCCCTCATGCACTTGAGTGCAAAAAGTTGTATATTAAATTGTATTAAAAATCAATAACTTAGGATATTAAACAATGATTGGTAAGAGACAAAGGTTAAAGGCTAGGAGAAAGTTTTTAAGTAAAAGAGCTAAATGAAGGACCCTAGGTTAAAAAGGGCTGGAGTAAGTGGTTTTAATAAACCTAAAAGAACTCCAAATCATAAAAGCAGCTCTCATATTGTTGTTGCAAAAGATGGAGATAAAATAAAGACCATAAGATTCGGTCAACAAGGTGTCTCAACTGCAGGTAAACCTAAAAAAGGTGAATCTGAAAAACAAAAAATGAGGCGTAAATCATTTAAAGCTAGGCATGGTGCAAACATTGCAAAGGGTAAGATGAGCGCAGCATTCTGGTCAAACAAGGTGAAATGGTAATGAAAGGCGTAAAACATTATTTAAGAAATGGTAAAGAATGGAAAGGTAACTCTCATAAAATGGCAAATGGTACTTTGCATACTGGTAAAACTCATACAGCTTCTTCAAAGAAGTTAGTACATTTTAGTGATTTATCTAAAACAGCTAAACAAAAAGCAAAAGGATAACAGATGAAAAGACCAGGGTTATACGCAAACATACATAAAAAAAGAAAAAGAATAGAATCACAAAAGAAAAGAAAGAAATCAAATAAAAGCGTAAAGGTTGAGAAGATGCGTAAACCAGGTAGTAAAGGTGCTCCAGCAATTGGAGTTTTTAAGTCAATTAAAAATAAAAGGAAATAATTATGCCAATGGGACCAGGAACTTACGGTAAAAAAAGAGGAAGACCACCTAAGAAAGTTATGAATAAAAAGAAAAAGAAGTAATATGTGGTCATGTCACTTATTTTTAGGCCTACATTTTGGTGTAGAGTTTTACACTAACTCTGTAAAAGAAAAGATGTACGACTTTTTCATTATAGATGTAGGTTTTATAAGAATTCAAAAAGCAATGGAAATTAATTTAGAATTTATACCTGAGGATTGGAATGAAAATACCAATATAGTTAATTCAGGTAAAGTAGATTTCAAAATAAAGGTAAAGTAATTGGATAATCTATATAAAAAAATACCATTGCAAATTAGAACATTTGTTGAGACATTAAAGGGTGATACTACTCCAATAACAAAAGAAAATTTAAGCTCTGCTGATTTAAAAAGATTAGAAGATACTATTGCTGAGTCTAGAAAATATAAAACTGGATTGTTAGATGCATTTTCTGATGAATCTTCGCCATCAATGAAAGGAACTTATGGTTTAGATGAGTATGAAAAGTATTTTAAAAATCAAAAGGCTTTAGATACATTCAAACAAGGTAGCGGTAACGTAGATTACGGTGCTTATTTACGCTTAGATAATAAAACTAGAGGTGATGTTGATATATCTCCTTCTGCTTCAATTATGAATACATTAGGTAGGTTTGCTTATACTAAAAATCCTGACGGTACCATAAGCGTTAAGGACAGTTACAATTTTAAAGATGATAGACCTAGAGCTATGTCTGATTCTGTTTCTAAATCTGACAGGTACA